TCGTTTATTTAAAAGAAAAGATACACCATTTAATGTTTTTGGTAATGAACAAACGGGTACTCAAGAATTATTTTCTAAGTTTGACCCCGACGCAAAAGAGTTAATTAGACCGTATAAGAAAAATGTCCTTTGAGGTTGGTGGCGCTCGTGAGTTGCAACGTAGGTTAAAGCTTCAAGCTCTTGCTGGTGTTCACTTAAGAAATTTTTTCTCTGCCTATGGAAAGTCAATTGTAACTGACGCAAAAAAAACTGCACCTAGATTTGAGGGTAAGCTTCGTGGTTCTTTGACTATGCGTCATTTACCGTCTGCTTCTGGTATTCCCGTTGGTATTGAATTGTTTTCTCGTAGTCCTTACGCTCTTTACGTTCACGGATTCTATGACCAAAAGTTTAATATGAAAGAGCCGTGGAGCAGAAGCAAGCCACACTATCCGCCAATCTCTGCGCTTCAAAAGTGGGCTGACGCTAAGGGCATAAATGTTTACGCGGTTCAATCTGCTATTGGTCGTAAAGGTACCCCAATTATTCCGTTCTTTAAAATTGCAATTAAAAATAATGAAGCTGAAAAGAAACTTTTATTATCAAAAACGGGTATTAAGATAGAAGCACAATGGCGTGCTGGTCGTCGTGGAAGCTTTGGAAAGAAATTGTAAATGGCTAACTTAACAAACATTAGAAATGAAATTGGAAATAATCTTGCGAACATTACGAGCTTAAGTGTATTTAAGTATGTCCCTGATTCTGTTGAACCTCCTACTGCGGTAGTTGGTGTAATGGACACAATTACTTATGACGAATCAATGTCGCGTGGTGCTGATAAGTATTCTGTACCCGTCTATCTTTACGTGTCTAGGGTTGACGCTCAAGATAGCCAAGAAACTCTTGACGGCTTTCTGGTTTCGTCTGGTGCTAGTTCTGTTAAAGCTCAAATTGAAAGTGATACAACGTTGAACGGGGAAGCTCAATCTGTTAGAGTTGTAAGTGCTGGTAATTATGGTGTGTATGAAATTAACAACATTAATTACTTAGGCGTAGAATTTATTGTTGAGGTAATTGCTTAATGAAATATTTAATAAAAGAAACTCTTATGACTGGTGGAAAAATACTGGAAGCTGGTTCTATTGTTGACGCTAAAGATATTCCTAAGAAGTCTTTGAAGTGGTTGCTTGACCAAGAAATTATTATAAAGGTTGATAAAAAAATGCAAGAGAAAATTTTACAAGAGGAAAAAGTCGACGACGTTGATACTGAGTTCGAGGAAGTTTTAGAGGAGGAATAATGGGTTATGGTAAGACTGGTGGTCGTGGTGGCTCTAGTAGGCGTAGGCGTAGGCGTGGCTCTGGTAGGCGAGGTAAATAATGGCTTTTAAACACGGTAAAGATACAAAAATATTTTTTAACAATAATGATTTTTCACAATACTTTAATCAAGCTGATACAACTCTTTCTAGCGACGTTGCTGAATCCACTACATTTGGAAAATCAAGCAAAACTTATATAGCTGGTAATTTAGACGGTACTGTTTCACTTGGTGGGTTTTTTGACGCAACGGCTGACGCTACTACTAACACTTTGTTAGGTGGTGCAGACTTTGTTTTTTGTATGGGGATAGACGGCGTTGACGCTACTGACGGTGTTGTGTTTGGTAATTCAAATATAACTTCCTACGGTAAGTCCTCGCCCGTTGGCGACATTGTCGCTTCCTCAATAGATGTCCAAGCTGACGGCGGGTTGTTCGCTGGTAATGTACTTGAAAATGCTACATATACCGTAACGGCTTCTGGTACGGCTCGTGATTATGGCGCTTCTACTGGCGACGGTGGTGGAGCTTTCATAATCGTAACTTCGGCAAGTGGAAGCACCCCGACGTTAGACGTAAAGATAACACATAGCGCTGACAATACAACGTATGCTGACTTAGTTGCTTTTACACAAGTAACTACTTCTGCTGGAGCTGAGTTCAAATCGGTTGCTAAAGGAACTACCGTAAACCGTTATTTAAAAGTTGTAGCGACGCTTAGTGGGACAAGTCCTAACTACAATGCTATAATCGGTTTTGGTAGAAATAATTAAGAGGAGAATATATGGCTTTTACACACGGTAAGGATTCTGTTTTTAAACTAGACAACGCGTCTGGTACATTAACTGATATTTCAACTTACGTTAACAATGTGGACTTTCCTGCAACAAGTGATATTGCTGAGACAACTACACTTGGAGCTGGTTCTAAGACTTATATTGTAGGTTTAAAGGACGCGACAATTTCCTTTGCTGGACTTTGGGACGCGACTTTTGACGCAATCGCTGGTGTGGTTCGTGGACAATCTGCAACATTAAGTTTTGAATATAGCCCTGAGGGTACAAGCTCTGGGAAAGTTAAATATACTGGCGAAGCGGTTATGACCAATTACGCGGTATCTAGTCCAGTGGGCGACGTTGTTGCATATAGTTGTGATTTACAAGTAAGTGGCGACGTAACACGCGCAACTCACTAATCGTTTTAAAGAAAGAACACAATGGAATATTTAGATATAAATAAAATAAATAGTTTACCTGACGTTCCAGTCGAGGAAATTGAAATCCCTGAGTGGAAAGTCAAAGTAAAGATAAAAGGTTTATCAAAGAAAATGCAAGTCGAACTTGCTCGTATTTCTAGCGCTGAATCTACCGACGCTTTTGATTATCAAAAAGCTTTACTACAAGCAAGTGTTGTTGAACCTAAGCTAGACGATAAAGCTATTGAAAGTCTTTACGAAAAAGACGCTACTGTTCTTGATAATCTCTTTGTCCAGATAGCAAATTTAAATGGTATTGGCGGTGATGTTCAAGAGGAAATCTTGAACGAATTTCAAGAGTAATAACGAACTCGCTTTCAAATTCAGATTAGCCCGCGACTTGCGTATGACGGTGGGCGAATTATCTACTACAATGTCCTCATACGAGTTTTCTCAATGGGTTGCTTATTACCTATGGGAACAAGAGGAGCAAAATAAACAAATTGCTTTAGCTCAAGCTGAAGCGAAAAAGAGGTCAAATAGATAATGGGTGCTGGTGCTGATTTAATAATAAGGATAGCTACTAAGGGTGCAACCTTAGCAAAAACTCAATTAAACAAATTGGGTAAAGAGGGTGGCGTTCTTGGTGGAAAAATGGGCAAGCTGGCTAAGGTCGGACTTGGTGCGGTTGCCGTTGGTCTTGCTGGGGTTGCAAAAGGTGCGTTAGAATCTGTCCAAGCTTTTGCTAATTTCCAAGATAAAATGACGCAATCACTTGCGATTATGAACACAACTGTTCAACAACAAGAACAAATGGCGCGAGTTGCAAGAGAAGTTGCTACTGAAACTATTATTGGCGCTAGTGAATCTGCCGAAGCTTATTTCTTTCTTGCTTCTGCTGGTCTTAACGCTGAACAATCTATGTCGGCTTTACCACAAGTCGCAAAGTTTGCTCAAGCTGGTATGTTTGATATGGCTACTGCTACTGACCTCGCAACTGACGCACAATCTGCACTTGGTCTTACTGTAAAAGACGCACAACAAAACTTAATGAACTTAACTAGGGTAACTGATGTACTTGTTAAGGCAAATACTCTTGCTAACGCTACCGTGCAACAATTCTCTGAAGCTCTTACTAATAAAGCTGGTTCTGCATTGAAAGTTACTAACAAAGATATTGAAGAGGGTGTTGCGGTTCTTTCTGCTTTTGCTGATAGAGGTGTTAAAGGTGCTGAAGCTGGCGAAAAACTTAATCAAATTTTAAGAGATGTGTCTAGGGCGGTTAGGAAAAATAATGATGAGTGGGTTAAGTCTGGAATTGTTGTAACTGACGCTGACGGTAACTTGCTTCACTTAAGCGAAGTTGTTGCGAATCTTACTGCTGGTATGGACGGTTTGAGTGATACTCAAAAAGCTGGTTTGTTAGACCAACTAGGTTTGAACAGGGGTGTTGCTGACGCAGTAAAAATTCTTGCTGGCGCTGAGGAGCAAATTAAAAATTATGACAATGAGCTTAGAAACGCTATGGGCTTTACGGAAATGGTTGCCGAAAAACAATTAGATAGTTTTAATTCACAAGTGAAAATTCTAAACAACCAAATGGAAAACTTGAAAATAACTATTGGTCAAGATATGGTTCCTGCTCTTACTGAAATGGTTA